ACAGCACCTATTTCACTGCTGATTTTAGGTGGAGAAGCATATGGTAGTGTGTGGCTATATCAAAACAAATTACAATTAGTAGATGCTACTTTTCCTGTGCTAAGTGGCTTTTTGATTTTTACACAATCAGCATTTAATAACTTCTATAAACAATACAAATTACGTCAACAAATCAAAGGGCAGTTTGGTACTTACATATCACCCGACTATGTAGATATGTTAGTTAAAGATCCTAGTTTGATGAAACTGGGCGGCGAAAGAAAAGAAATGAGTTTTATGTTTGCTGACATAGTCGGCTTTACTCCTATATCAGAAAAGTATATGAAAGCAGATGATCCAGAAGGATTAGTAGAACTCATAAACAGTTTCTTAGATAAAATGACTAAAATAGTTTTAAAGAATGGTGGTACAATAGACAAGTTCATGGGCGACTGTATAATGGCATTTTGGAACGCACCACTACCATGTGAGAATCATGCTGAGATGGCAGTTAAAACAGCAATAGAAATTGAACTGCTTGGCGACGAACTAGAAAAAGAAATGGAACAACGTGGCTTACCAAGAGTTAAATTTGGTACAGGTGTCAACACAGGCACATGTATTGTTGGTAATATGGGTGCTGAAACTAGATTAGATTATAGTGTTGTAGGCGATGCTGTAAACTTAGGTGCTAGATTAGAAGCACAAACAAGAGCAGAAGACACACCAATTATTGTTTCTGAATACACATACTTGCAATGTAATGATATAGCATTTAGTAACATAGGCGAAGTTACTGTGAAAGGCAAAGAAGAGCCAGTTAGAATGTATGCTCCATTGTTTGATGGCAAAGTTAGAAAACTTTATAAGTAAAAGCATGTACAAAATTTATCAATCACAGACTGTGATAGAAAATCAGGCAGAATTTGTTTCTGATTGTACAACACTATTTAAACGTTTAACCAAAGATCTTAAAAATTACGATACCACATGGACATATGATCAGTACAATATATTTTCGTATGCTTCACCTAAACAAATTTGGACTGATTTATTTAGAGAGTTGCGTGATTGTGCTATAGACTTTATAGGCAATGATAAAGATCTGTGTTATCAAAGTTGGCTAAATTTTCATTTAGAACATCAGTTACTAGACTGGCATGATCATGAATGGCCTTATCATGGATATATCAGTATTCAACCACTTGACAGCAAAACAATATTTGAAGATTTTACTATAAACAACATAATCGGCAACATTTATATAGGCCATGGCAACTTAAAACATAAAGTTGTATGCGATAATGTAAATTTACCTAGAATAACTTTAGGGTTTGATATCACAGACAACTCAGAAAGTATAGCAGGCAATAAAGGATTACAACAGTTATTCGTCAGGTGACCAATGTTCCATAGAACGGAACACACTTCTTGCATTAACTAGATCTTTTTTAAGTTCTATTAAATAAAAAAATTCAAAAGGCTTCTCGCCAATTTTTTCTAATGGGTAATGATATGTTGATGTTATATGATCTATTGCATTAATGTCTTTTTGCACACAATTAATTATAGTGTTACGCCATTCTGCATCTGTAAACAAGTCTAAAACAAATGTATGTACTTCGCTTTCTGGATTATAACTGTTCATTATATTAAGTAATTCGTAATATAATGCTCTAATAGGATTTAAATTATCTCTGTATTTAGAACTTACAATAGGATATACCCATTTGTCTTCTTTTGTACATTGATGCTTATAAAAATACAAGTACTCTTCCATAAATGATTCATATATGTTTTCTTGACTTTTACGCAATCTACTAGCAAGTATACGTTTAAGTTTATTTAATAATTTTAAATGATATTCAGATAAAGATTCTTTGTACAAATTAAATAATTCATCAGGATTCATACGACCATCGATAAATTCGATTGGCACTTCGTTAGACTTTGCAAACTTTATCAGTAAGTTTTCTAGTCTTATCTTTTTAAAATCTATTATGTCTGGCATTTATGTAAATTTAATATAGTATTAAGTTTTTCGTTACCTTTATTGTAACTGAAGGTTGCTCTAGCACCCTCGTGTAATGGCTTTGGCCATGTACCGATGTTTACCCAAGCATAACCACAACTTTCACCATTTAAATTTGGCATAAATTCGTGCTCTATGACAGCAACAAAACTATAATACATAAAGTTTTTGTCCTTACTTTGATAAACATCTATGGGATTCAGTTTATTAATATCTGGAACCAAACCCATCTCCTCATCAAGTTCACGTGTCAAGGCTTCATATGGAGACTCGCCTTTTTCAACAAGTCCTCCCCAGAATCCCCAAGTGTGTTTATGTCGTTTGTCGCTGTTTCTGAATTGTAAAAGTACACGTTCTGTGTCAAGAGCAAGAAATAATGTGCCTACACCTATAACACCTGTAAAAGGTTCTATAGGACTAGAGTCCAATATCCCGGATTGTATTCCCCCTCGTATATGCTCAGCCATTGTGTTCCTGTCCATTTGTATACTTTGTTTGTATTTAAGTTTTTGGTTACTGCTGTAGTATTAATGTTGGCACTTGCATCATATGACACCGTCCAATTAGAACCGTTAAATTCTATTATGTCATTTTCTGATGCATCAACGTTCCACTCTGGATAGCCTGCTTTAGAAAGATCTTCTGTTATCAGATATCTCTGTCCAATTACAAGGTTTGCTAATGTACCGTCTCCAGGTACATTACCATGGGGATTAATAATTTTTTCAATATTGCCTATACTAGAAGCAGGCAATGTATCAGAATCTAAATTAAAAATTAACTGAGAATTATCTGTAGGATGTTTTGCTATAGTGCCTGCAATGTCCTGTGAATCATCTTCTAAGTCATTAGTAATTTTTAATTTTAAAATACTGGTATTGTCCTTTAATTCTTTATCATACATTTCTAATAAATCTGTCCAACTTTTAGTTTCAATTCCACCTGAATCATAAAGAGTTGCAGAGTTGTTCAGTATACTGACTTTGTAATTACCTGGTGAAACAATTAAACGTGACTGGATATCAAAACTTCTAAAGAAATCATGGATGTCTTCGTCATATCCAATTTCGCTTAGAGATTGACCACCAAAATCTGTGATAATGTTACTGTGTATTTCTTGTATAATACTTTGTCTTTTAACTTTTGCAGGTGGATTAATCCAAATAGGTAAAGTAAATGTCAATGTTGTTACATCTATTTGCTCGTCTACTCCTGCAGGAATACTTCTATTAGTAAACTGTATATCAGTTAATTCTACTTCAACAATTTGCGTCCAATCAAACGGATTGGAGTTTTGTTGTAATTGTATTGTTGGGTTAAACAACACTAATATTTGTTCCATTAACTGTAATTTAGTATCAGTATTAGGTGTCCATATATCAACTTGCATAGTTAAGTTATATGGAACCGGCATATATCTATTAATTGTATATTGATTGCCTTGCGTACTTTCATAACTTTGTGTATCTTCGTTAAATTTACGCTCTGTTATGCTTTTGGTATCTGTAAAGAACGGATCCTGTGTCCTGTCTCTGGCAATTTGTAAACTTTGAATACTCACACCTATAAAAGGCGTACTGTTAATAACATTTTCTGAATTTTGCCTAAGTATATGCGACACCATTCTACTTGGGTCTGCATATCTTATAGGTACAGTATTATATCTTTCGTCTTTGCCATCTCTACTGCCCTCTTTAACTTTGAATGCATGAAATATTCTAATAAATTGTAGAATGTATCTTCTTATTTGTTCATCATACCAGTACTGCATTTTTAATTATCCGTCTTGGGTTTAACAACTTTACTGAGATTAGTTCTTTCATTTGCTACAGTACCATCTGTGTTTGTTGTTTGTGTTGTGTTATTTATAAATCCATCTAAGATTCTATTAGCACTTGAGAACACTCGTTTACTATCATCTGCAACTTTGACCCATCGATTACCTGATTTCTTAAATATTCTACTAGGACTAAAATCTGTTCTTAAGAAATAATCACCATCAACAGCGGCTAAAGGAAAAGTAATTCCACTACCTAATAATGTAGCACCATTTGGAGCACCTTCTATGGTTCCTATAAATGGTTTGCCTTTGGCATTTTCATCTACAAATAAATGAGTACCTGCGGCATGATATGGATCATTTGGTACATTATTTTCTGCTTGTTGTACAATAGCATCTGAAATGTCAATTTCATCTTTATATGTACTAATAATATTTCGTAAATCGTCTTCTTCGTCGCCGTAGCCAATAATATCTCTGTATTCTTGACTGTCGCTTATTGGTCCTAACTTACATCTCCACATATGAGGCCACCAATTAGGATCAAATCCTTCTGAAGGCCTACTTGCATCTGTGATTACATAAAATCTGTTTATAGCATCTTTGCGATCATCTAGTAATAAGTCATCTCTCAAATGGGGTAACTCTATAACATCGCCTGCCATAAGTTTTCTGCCTATAGTCGATACCATTGTGTCGATGTGAAAATTAATAAACAATGTGTCATTTTGTAGAAACATACCAAATTGTGTTAAATCAAAGTCTGAATCACTTACAGTATATGTTCCTCTTAGTTCATAAATGTCATCATCATACTTTCTGTCTCTATTTTCTAAAAATAGCACATCCTGTATGAATGTTTCACCAGTTTTTTGATTACCTTCTGAGTCGTAATTGTTATCCTGCTGAGGTTGTGTAAAGTCCTTTGTGTCACCTTGATTGTGAACACCTAGGTATTTGTGTACGTTTACACCTGTACCACCAGCATAAATATTTTCCGCTACAATACCACCGACAAACTTATAGTCGTTTCTTTTAACTGGGTTCCATAAACTAATTTTAGGCATAACACTATTTATCAGATTGACAACGGTTTAATTTTTTGCTATTATAAGAACATGGAAATTACAGAATACATAATATTTGGTATTTGTATAATAGGTGTAGGCTACACTTCATACAATATCGGTCATAAAGATGGCATAGATGTGGGCATCAAACTAGGTGCTGGTTTTATGTTTGAGAAGTTTTGGACTATGGGTAAACCACGTAAAAGAGACCCTCAAATAAGATACGTTGAAATGACAAAAGACGAGATTATACTATAATTAATCTTTATTTGACACCCTTTTTGCCAAAAAAATTATATATAGTTTTTAAAATGAGTAATTACTGGTATGGCTAGACAGAAAAAACAACGATCAGTGTATGTAACCACAGAACCCGATTGGAAGGTTCTAAAGTTAATCACTGACCCAGAAGAGCAAAAGACTGCATTTCGCAGTTGCGAATATTTTGCCAGGACAGAGGTTAGTAAAACTAAAGGACTGCCTATTGTAAAAGATTGGCTTAAAAACCACACAGGATGGACGCCAGAAGAAGTAAAGATTATTTTAGCAAATCCAGATTGGACATTTAGTTCATGCATTAGCACAATTTTTGTTTGGCATAAATTAGGTTATATGCCAGACCATTTAAGAGAACACTACGAAAAACGTAAAAACGAAGAGTGGTTACCACGTGGCAAAAAGGCTTTAGAAGAAAAGGTTGAAAAAATTGAGCAAAAATTAGCAAAGCCTGTAATCAGCATTCAAGAACGAATGAAAGAACAAGTAAGTGATTTATGCGGTAATATCGAAGGCTTCTTAGACGAGATGGTTGACGGTTCTAAAACAATTAAAGATTTTGATCCTTATAAAATGATGATGTCATATCAAACTGAAATTAAAGGTCCACATGCTAAAATTATAAAAGAAGAATTTGCGGCTCAACATGCCGAAGCACTAGAAGTATTAGAATGGAAGGACGAAGAACTAAAAGAAGCATACAGCCACTTCGATGCTAAAATGCGTAAAGCCTTCGTACAGTACTACGAAACGATTAATACTGCTTGTGATACTATCATAGCAACAAAAGCCACTACACGCAAGGCTCGTAAGCCTAAGGCACGGTCTAAAGAGGCTATCGTGAAGAAATTAAAGTATGCTGTAAACTTTCCAGAGTTAGGACTAGCAAGTTTGCACCCTACAGACATAGTTTATGCCAATGAAGTTTGGGTGTACAACACTAAGACTAGAAAGGTTGGTGTGTATCATGCAAAAACAGTAGACCCAAGAAATATGCAAAGACCCGGAACAGGTATAATGGTTAAAGGAACTACATTACAAGACTTCAATGAGGAAACTAGCACACAAAAAACACTGAGAAAACCAGCAGAAATGATTAAAGGATTCGATGCTGGTAAAATGAAATGCAAAAAATCATTTGAAGAACTTACTACAACCCCTACTAAAATGAACGGTAGATTTAATGAGCACACAATCATACTGCGAACTTTTTGATAAATAGTTGTATGAGTGCAACAGAAACCCCTAGAGATAGACTAATTACAGAGATCAAGTTACGTTTAGGTGACGGAATGATCGACGTGGAATTAGATCCAGAACACTACAACTTATCAATAGATAGAGCAATACAAACACTCAGAAGTAGAAGCGATTCTGCTGTTGAAGAAAGTTATGCTTTTTTGCAAACACAACCAGATGTGCAAGAGTACACACTTCCAGGTGAAGTGCTGAATATCAGAAGAGTATATCGTAGAGGTGTTGGTGGTGGTAACATAGGTACAGGCACAAACTTTGATCCGTTTGACGTTGCATTTCAAAACACATACCTAATTAATGCAGGTGTTGTTGGTGGTTTAGCCAACTACGACGCATTTACCCAATACAAAGAAACACTAAATAGAATATTTGGTGGCGAATATGATTTTACATTTAATTCAAATACCAAAGTGTTAAAATTATTGCGTAGGATATCTATATCAGAAGACATAATGATTCAGGTTTCTAATTTAGTACCAGAGCAAAATTTATTAGAAAATGAATATTCCAGGCCATGGTTAGCAGATTGGTCATTAGCAGAAGCAAAAATGATGCTTGGTGAAGCAAGAAGTAAGTATGCTTCAGGCTTGCCAGGACCACAAGGCTCAGTTCAGTTAAATGGCGAGGCTTTAAAGCAAGAGGCCATGACTGAGAAAGAAAGATTACTACAATCAATAATTAACATGGAAGAAGGAAATAAAAATTACGGCTTTGTTATAGGATAAATGAACACAATAGGATTATTAGGTAATATAGGATCAGGTAAAAACACCGTAGCACAATATTTAGCATCCAAAGGATGTGCTCAAACATCATTCGCAGGACCTCTTAAAGATTTATGTGCCAATATATTTGGCTGGGAAAGAGAACTACTCGAAGGCGAAACAGACGAAAGCAGAAAATTTAGAGAAACTGTTGACATGTTTTGGACTAAAAAACTAAGCATTCCTAATTTTACACCAAGATTAGCATTACAATTAATAGGCACAGATGTGATGCGAAATCACTTCAATGAAAACATCTGGATTAGCAGTTTAGAATATAGAGTCAAAAAACTTCATCACCAAAAAGAATGTGTAGTAATAAGTGATTGCCGTTTTCAAAACGAAGTTAATATAATACAGGCAATGAACGGCACGGTAATTTTAGTAGAAAGAGACGAAAAACCCGAATGGTACGATATTGCACTAAAGGCCAACCAAGGCGATGCTGTAGCAAGGCACATAATGAACAGAGATTTTAAACACATTCATGCCAGTGAATGGGACTGGATTGGATGTAAAATTGACTATACTTTAAAAAATAACAGTACCAAAGAAGAACTTTTTAAACAAGTAGACAGTATTTTAGAAAAACTTCCTCAAAAACCTCAAATTTTCACAGAAAATCACATAGAAATAATTTGAGATGTTATTTATCTCTTTTCACTGATTTTAGTGAATTGTTATTTTTATAATACCCTAAATATAGCATTTTTTAATAAATACATGTAACCAATAAAGGTATTATAGGAGAAATAACATGGCAACATTAGTATCACCTGGTGTAGACATTTCAGTATCAGACGAATCGTTTTATTCGCCTGGCGGACCTGGAACAGTACCTTTGATTGTGATCGCAACAGCAAAGAACAAATCCAACCCAGACGGATCAGGTCTAGCACCTTATTCCAAACCTGCAACGGATAACCAACTTTACTTAATCACAAGTCAAAGAGAATTGTTACAGCAATACGGAAATCCACAATTCTACAGCACAGGAGGAACTCCACAACATGGTTACGAACTTAATGAGTATGGCTTATTAGCCGCACACAGTTTCTTAGGTTTGGCTTCAAGAGCATACGTTCTTAGAGCAAACGTAGATTTAGACGAGTTAAAACCATTAACAAACGCACCGTCAGCCGATCCGGCAGATGCTACAATTTGGGTAGATTCTAGTGCAACTAAGTGGGGTATCTTCGAATACAACACATCTACTGCTAAGTACGAAGAAGTTACAAACGTAAAAGTATTTACAAAAGATGAAATTACTGCAGGTGGTTTACCAAAACCATCAGTAGGAAAAAATGGAGATGTTGGGATCTTAGGTATAGATCAAAACGGTAAAGCAAAACAAGAAATTGTTTATTACAAAAAAGCATCTTCAGTATGGACAGAATTCACAGACGCATCTACATTTGAAAGTACAACAGGCAAAGACTGTCAGTTTGTTACTCATTTGAACAGACCAACAGCACAGAAAGACGGCGGAGCACTTGCAAATAGTGACTTAATCGTTCAAACAACATCTGCGGCAAACGGTCTAAAATATGGACTTAAAGTTTATAACACAAATACTGCATCTTGGGTCAGCACAACAGCGGAAGGCTATGCCAATTCTGCAAGTGCTTATGCAAGTACAAGTATTGGTGCTACACCTAGTGCAGGTACTTTCTTTGTAGAGTACGATTCAGGTAATAAACTTGATTCAGATGTACATGGTAGATTTGCTTTAAGAAGACATAATGGTCAAAGCAGTTTACAAGTACAAAGTTCAGCCGCACTAAGCGATACTGCAATAGCAGTACAAACTGGTTCAGATTACGGTATCAGATTAAAAATTAATAATAGTGCATCAAATATTGATGTTAAATTTGATACTGATACAAGTGGCGACGGTTTTGTTAGTGTCGATGATATGGTTCAAAGTATAAACGAAGCATTAGTAGACGGTAACGCAACTAACGTTGTTGCATCTAACGTATCAGGAAAAATTACATTAGTAGCAAGTAACGGTAAAGACATTGACGTATTAAACGGTAGTGTCAGTGGCGCATCATTTAGTGTTTCTACAAACTTAAACATTGCAACAGGTAACTACAGTAACTTTGAAGTTGCTAACATATCTGGAACAGTTGCAACAATTGGTAGTAAAAACTACGAATTTGGTACTACTGCACCAGCAGGCGACCTAGCAACAGGTAAACTTTGGTATGATAGCAGTAACAACGTTGACATTTGGTATAACAAAAATGTTGGCGGAACTGCAACATGGACAAAATACTCAGCAGACTACGATGTAAACGTAGCGGCGAGTGAGCCTACAAAACAAAGCGATGGCGGTTCTTTAGTAGACGGCGACCTTTGGGTTGATTCAGATAATTTAGAAGACTATCCATTAATTTACAAAAGAAAATCAAGTGCATGGGTACTAGTCGATAACACAGACCAAGTGTCTGCAGACGGTATTCAGTTCTTAGATTTAGCATCATATGGCGCATCAGTAGTAGACGCAGACGCAATTAGTCCAGCAACAGTACCATTTGGTATTTTAGCATGGAACTTTAGAGCCAGTGGTAAAAACGTTAAAAAATACTACACTTCATATTCTTACAGTGGCGGTACACTAACTAATGTATGGGTAAGTGAGTCAGGCAATAAGTCAGACGGTTCACCTTACATGGGCAGAAAAGCACAAAGAAAAGTTATTGTTCAATCAATGCAGGCCGCATTAGCAAACAATAGCGAAATCAGAAGTGAAGTTAATTTCTACAACTTGATTTCCGCTCCTGGATATCCAGAACTAATAGATGAGATGATTACTCTTAACACAGATAAGAAAGAAGTCGCATTTATTGTTGGTGATAGTCCAATGAGATTAAAATCAGATGCAACCAGCATTAAAAACTGGTCAACCAATGCCAATAACGCAAGTGAAAACGGTGAAGATGGACTTATTGCAAGTAATCCATACGTTTCAGTTCACTATCCATCAGGTTTAACAACAAACTTAGACGGTTCAAGTGTTGCTGTACCGGCATCTCATATTGCATTAAGAACATTTGCATTCAATGACAATGTGGCATATCAATGGTTTGCACCAGCAGGGTACCAAAGAGGTATCGTACAAAACGCAACTAGTGTCGGTTATGTTGACGGAGCAAGTGGCGAGTTTGTACCTGTTTCATTAAACAACGGACAAAGAGATACACTTTATTCAAATAAAGTTAATCCAATTGCTAACTTCCCAGGAAGAGGCTTAGTTGTATTTGGACAGAAAACTCTAAACCCAACTGCAAGTGCATTAGATAGAATCAACGTAGCAAGGCTTGTAAACTATATTAGATATCAACTAGATATCGCAGTTAAGCCTTTCTTATTTGAACCAAACGATGGAATAACAAGATCCGGTGTAAAACGAGTTGCTGATCAATTATTATCAGAACTAGTTACACTAAGAGGTTTATTTGACTTCATTAGTGTTTGTGATACCACAAATAACACACCTGCAAGGATTGACAAGAACGAATTATACTTGGATATAGCGATTCAACCAACTAAAGCAGTTGAATTTATATACATTCCGATTAGAATTCAATCAACTCTTGGTCAAACAGGCTCAGAATAAGATTATTCTAAAAATTATAAAGGGTGGATTTTTCCACCCTTTATTTTTGGCCGAAAAGAGATAAATAAATGCAATAGCATGTAAAACATGTGATTAGGAGATCGAAAGATGGCAGTAACAAAAGACAAATTTGGTGTACCTATTGAAGGTGCTCGATTAGGTATTTTACAACCTAAACTCAAATACAGGTTCCGTGTACTCGTAACTGGATTTGGAGCAGGTGGTAGAACCGATGAGTTTACAAGTAACATTGTGAGTGTAACTAGACCAACATTTAATGTTGACGAAGTTGAAGTTCACAGTTATAACTCTCGTGCATATATATCAGGAAAACATCAATGGGAAGCAATAACTCTCACATTAAGGGACGATATTACTAACCAAGTTTCCGCTTTAGTCGGTCAGCAAATCCAAAGACAATTTAACCATTTTGAACAAACTACCGCAGTTAGTGGTGGAGACTACAAATTCGATATGCTTATCCAAGTCTTAGATGGTACAAATGCTGAGCCAACAGAGCAATGGGAACTAGAAGGATGTATGCTACAACAGGTTAACTATAGTGATCATTCATATGATGCCAGCGAAATTGTTCAATTAGACTTGAACGTCAGATACGATAACGCGGTACATGTGGCTGGACCTAATACACTCGGTGGTAAAGTTGCCGCAGGTGACCCATTCCCATTGGTATCACCACTACCAGCAACACCTGGCACTGGAGTATAATTTAGGCCTAATCTATAGGAGGACCGATGGCTAAGTTCTGGAAAGAGTTAATCGGCGGACAAGTTAAAAACGGGATTTATGTAGCCGGACCAAGACACGCAAGTAGTAAATTAGCGAGTTTTAGTTCCGGCAACCCCCCTCGTTTGCCGTTCCAATATATCGTTCATTTTCAATTGAATGATAACATAGTGAAAAATTTTAATTGGAAAAGTGAGCCTTATTCCCTGGCACAAATGGTAAAAACTGTTGAAATGCCTGGTGTAACTCTTGTAACAGAAAAAAGACCAAAGTACAACAGAAACGTTCCAGTGATGTTGTCAAAAGAATTTAAGCCATTTACTGTGACTGTACACGACGATGTTAGTAGTACATGGCAAAGGTTTTGGCAGGTGTATTATAATTATCATCTAACTGATGGTAGGCATGTGTATGAAAATCCAACACAAATCATTAATAGAACTGTACATAATGCCAAAGGTATAATTCCAGAAGATCAATTCAACAGTCAATTTCAAGGCATAGATATAAAACCAGCAGGGCGATCTCAGTTTATAGACAATATTCACATCTATCATTTACATGGGGAAACAGTAACTAGAACAACAGCAGTCAATCCAATGATTACCGATGTACAAGCAACGCAATTAGATTATGCCGGACAAGGCACTTCGCAGGAAATAACTTTTCAAATAGAGTACGAAAAGATCATGTATTCGCCTGTTATAAATTTTAAATATGATGAGGAAGAAACATTTTTAAAAGATGCCATAGAAGACTTTACTAAAGCAACACCATTCAATCCGACAGGCGATAAAATTAAAGGCATAGTAAAAAGTCTATTCGGATTGACTCAACGTGCAGGAAACAGTAGAACAGATTTAACCACACTATCTGATGCACCTAGAGTTGACTATGGCGGCAAAATGGTAAACATCGATTTAGGGCCAGGTGAATCAGTTGGGTTCTTTGGAAATTTAATAAGAAACGCAGTTAGAAAGAAAGCAAACGAACTTACATCTGGACTACTAAAGAAAAATAATAAAAATCTAGGCAAATTTAAAATATAATAATGAGCACAATATATAAAAACTTTGGAGTAGATTTTGATACAAATAAATCAAATAATCATTTCAAAATAATATCAAAAACAGGTGAAGAATTAAATATCAATCCTGAAACATTGCAATTACAAAATCTTAACACACAAGCGGACACAGGCGGTAGTACTAATGGATACAGAATAGATCAAGTATTTGCAGATTTTAAAAATTCTGGTTTGACAGATAAGTTAGCAAATTTTTATACAATTACATTACAGAATATTGCAGACAGCAAAGAGGTTGATATCTTAAGTTTGTACACTAAAGACGGTGACAACATTGTGATTTCAGATTCATTGTTAAAGGAAATCAATGATACTTTACCTAATTCTGTAAGATTTCAAAATCCTGAAAAAATATCATCAGACAAATATGTTCGCCTACTCATAGGGGCGTAACATGGCCAAATACGCCAAAGGCACATTCGAACCACAAAACCCAGGAAAGTATGCAGGTGCTAAAAGTCCTTACTATCGCAGTAGTTGGGAATTAGCATTTATGAACATGTGCGACAGTCATCCAAATATCACACAATGGGCAAGTGAAAATATTAAAATACCATATAGACATCCTGTAACAGGAAAGCATACTGTGTATGTACCAGACTTTACAGTAATTTACACTGATAAAGATGGCAAGAATCATATGGAAGTAATAGAGATAAAACCTGGCAGCCAAAGTACAATGGAAAGTGCAAGAAGTAGTGCAGAAAAAATACAAGTTGCTATTAATTTAGCAAAATGGACAGCCGCAAATGAATGGTGTCAACGCAAAGGTGTACGTTTTAGAGTGTTAAATGAGAATCACATATACATGAACACCAAGAAGAGAAAGAACTAAATAAAACTATGACACGCAAACTGGAAGAAGAATTTAATTTGCCTCCTATAGAGGAAGTGTTGCCTGTTGAAAAAAAAGAAAGTAAAGAAATAACAGAAGTAGAAGTTAAAGAAGCACTCACAAATGCTGAAAAAATAGATTCTGCATTACCCAAAGTAAAAGACTTAACAGCACATGACAATGAAATGGAAGATATTGCTCAAAAGGCATTGGATAGTTATGATGAACTTATGAACTTAGGCATGAATGTGCAAGATGCTCATGCAGGAAGAGTGTTTGAAACAGCAAGTAAAATGTTACAAATAGCAATGGACAGCAAGAATGCTAAAGTAGACAAAAAATTAAAAATGATAGATCTACAAATACGCAAAATGAGGCTAGATCAAAACGAAGGAACACAAACCAGTAATGATGGCGGTGTAATGGACAGAAATCACATCCTTCAAATTTTAAACAAAAAAGATAAATAACTACATAGGAGATAGTATGAAAACACCTTTTAAACAAATTATAAAAGAAAGTTTTAATAAAACTTTTAACTATAGAATCAAATTTGCTGGAGATATATCCAACGAAGGAATAAAGCAGTTAGAAAATATCTTAGGCAAATATGGTGTACAAAGTGTGAGTAGTGCTAAAAGAACTCCTATTCAAGAAGAACCTTTAGATTTTAAAAATAAAAGACTTAAAGGACCAACAGAAGTAACAAGTGTAGACGTTGTTTTACAGTATCCAATAAACGAAAGATTATTAGAAGTTTGGGTAGCAGTAAATATGCAAATGCTTTCAGAATATGTTGTTGTACAACCAGTAGAAAGTCCAAGAACATTAGAAGATGAAGTGACTAAAAACAGAATCGAAAATGACAAAGATAGATATGCTGATATGGAAGATGCAGAATTAACTAACGAAGAACAGGCACATTACGAAATAGAAAACAAAGATTTAGACTTTGCAGAATTAGGAATGTACGGCGAAGAGTTTAATTCTAAATTTATAGCAGAATTACAAAAAATCAAAGATGAAAAAGGTGCTGATTATTTCAGAAACTATCCTAGCAAAAGCATGATGATGGGCGATGACCTCAAACCATTAGCAGACGCAGTAGGACTAGCACATGATCCAAGTGTACAAGGTAATGAGTATCCAATCAATCAAGGACCGGTAGTACAATAATGTCAGAAGATATCAGAAAATATATGTCTATTATGGAGTCATTTTACATGTCTTCACCATATGGACAACAAAGCGAAGGCGAAGACGACAAAGAAACAGTAACTTATAGCAAGACTAAAAAGCAAGGCGATAATACTGTAACTGTCAGTGCTAATGCAGACAGCATGGACGAACTACACGACATACTAAAACTTGCAGGTATCACATTACCTAAAGGCAAAGATTCAGAAGAAGAACATGATCACGATGAAGAACCAAAGCAAGGCGAGTACGCAGATGATATGTGTGATGGTTGTGGAAAGCCTGGTGATGAGTGTGAATGTGAAGACTGCGATCAACACGGCGATGACGAAGATCCAGAGCCTACTAAGATGAAATTAAAGATTATTCCAAACAAATCAATGGGGTATGATCCAGTAGGCGGAGATAAAAAAGAAATATTAAACGCCTTAATGAACCGTTACAAAAGCCTGTAAACACTTTTTTTAACCCAAAACCTACATAAATAACTGTATGCCACAAGGAACGCAGGATTACAGTTTAACCAAACGAGCATTTGCAAAGCAAAAATTCACTGAAGATCAAATCATTCAGTTACAAAATTGTATGGATCCACTAAACGGTCCTGCATATTTTATGAATAATTTTGTAAAAATACAACATCCTACAAAAGGCGGCATAGATTTTGCTCCTTTTGAATTCCAAGAAAGGTTAATACACACCTACTCTCAATATCGTTACAGCATCAATATGTTACCTAGACAGACAGGTAAAACAACATGTGCGGCCGCATACTTACTTTGGTATGCAATGTTTGTAGCAGACAGCACAATACTTGTAGCGGCACATAAACACACAGGTGCCCAAGAGATCATGCAACGTATTAGGTATGCATACGAAAGTGTGCCTGATCATATTAGAGCAGGTGTCACAGAATACAACAAAGGTAGTTTGAGTTTTGATAATGGTAGTAGGATAGTTAGTGCTACAACAACTGAAAATACCGGTAGGGGTATGTCGCTTTCATTGGTATACTTAGATGAGTTTGCATTCGTACCGCCTCGCATTGCGTCTGAGTTTTGGACAGCACTATCACCAACATTAAGTACAGGCGGTAAGTGTATTGTTACAAGCACACCAAATAGTGACGATGATACATTTGCTAATATATGGCATCAAGCAATACAACAAGTGGACGAATATGGCGAAGAACAAGACGTAGGCACAAATGGATTTAAAGCATTCCGTGTTAATTGGCAAGAGCACCCGGACCGAGATGAACTTTGGGCAAAAGCAGAACGTAGTAGAATTGGCGAAGAAAGATTTAGACGTGAACACGAATGTGAATTTATTATATACGACGAAACACTTATAGACTCTCTTAAATTAGTTGATATGAAAGGAGTTGATCCAATTAGGCGTAGTGGACAAATACGTTGGTATGAAAAGATAGATCCAAACAAAATATATGCTATCACATTAGATCCTAGTACAGGCACAGGCGGAGACAATGCCGCCATAGTATGCTATGATTTGCCTAGTATGAATCAAGTATGCGAATGGCAACACAACAAAACACCTATTGAAGGACAAGTTAAATTATTACGAGACATAGCATTAGAACTAAAAAGCGAAGGTGCTACAGAAATTTACTGGACAGTAGAAAACAATGCCATAGGTGAAGCGGCACTAGTAGTGATTAGAGATACAGGAGAAGAAAGTTTTCCTGGTACATTCTTGCATGAACCAAACAAAGTGCAAGGCAAAAAAGGTCGTAAAGGATATCACACACATCACAAAAATAAGATGGAAGGTGCTCTAGCAATGAAACGCCTTATAGAAAGTGGTAAACTCAAATTGCGTAGTAAAAATATTATTAGAGAATTAAAAGAATTTGTAGCACGTGGTACAACATTTGCGGCAAAACCCGGCGGTAGCGATGACTTAGTTATGGCAACATTAGTAACGGTGAGAATGATTAACTATATTGCTCAATATGAAGATGCAATATATGACGAAATAGAAACAAGCATCAATGATGATGATGATTTCAGTGGACCTATGCCAATTGGTGTTTTATAATTCTTCTTTTAGATAAATAGTAGTATGAACAATATAGCAGAAATTAATAGCAAATTATTTGATTTTCTCAAAGGCAATGGATTAAAATTGACGTTGAAGGACGCTCAAGGAAATGATACCTTAGATGTCGAAAATGCAGAAAGATTTTTCAGCAGTGATCCTAATATAATGGTTACGATAGATCCAAAAGAAAAAGAACTTAAATTAAGTAGATCTAAAATTGTTCAACAAGACGTCATAAATAAAATACATAAAGGTGTTAAGGATATAGCACACGATGGATTATATAGTTTTAAATATAAAATTTATGGAAAAAATATAACACCAAAACACGACGAGTATAAAGTGAAAAAAGAAGTTACAGAAGCAAGTTTAGGAAAAATGTATGGTAGCACTAAAACTAGTTACCAACCACTTGATGCTGTAAAGATTGTGGTACGACATGCAAAACCGGTAAATGAAGAAGTAAGAGGTTCTAGAAGCAGACAAATATCTAAAATCTTTATACAACGTGCAGATGAAAGATTTGCACTACCTCACAAAAGTTTAGCAGGTGCAAGAGCAATGGCACGCCATGTTCATAATGGCGGTAATCCTTTTGACCAAGTAGGTCATTCAATTAATGAAATGGTACAAAACTTACAAGATTTAACATCTTTTGTAAAATATGTTGACAGAAAAGGTTTGGTTAATGAAGATAATCAAGAATATGTCAACATTGCAAAAGAATCAATATCCTCAATGAGACATAACTTAAAACAATTAAGTGGTGCAAAGTCTTATGCCAAAGCAGTAGATACAATTGATGCAATGAACACATTGACATTGAGTGAGGAAGAACAAGATTTATCAAATCTATTTACAGAAAAGCATGTTGACAATACAGTACAAACAGCATTTCCTAGTATTAATAGATTAGTTAATATTCAACGTTCAGTTGCAGATTACATTGAAAATTCTATAGAAAATAATAGATTCAGTGTACCAGCAATTAACGAAGAAGTTGTTGAATTTCCAAATGTAAAATCAGAAATAGCACACAAATTAAACACAATTAGTGAAAGCATTGATGATAAAATACTAAAGGAATTTTTAAACAACACAACAAGTAAGATCCTAAAAGATCATAAACTTGATGAGTTTACTATTAACATGGTTAAGAAATTAATCAGTAAAGTAAACGAAAAGATTGAAGATAATACAGCAGAAGATTTGGTAGAATTCATTGATTTCACCAAAAAACTAGACTCTATTGTCTAAAATTAATAAATAATATCTGTAAAGTTAATTTAAAAGATATTTTAAATTAGATTACATAACATGGCAAAAAGAGGTTGACTTTAACCTCAATAGGCATTATAATAGGCAACATAGGTAAATTAATTTACTTAAAACATGGCAACATAGGAGAATAAAGACATGGCAAATTTGGCTGAAATACGAGCAAAACTAGCCGCAATGGACACCAAGTCCGGCGGTTCTAATACAGGTGGCGACAATGCTATCTATCCTTTTTGGAACATCTCAGAGGGCACTAGTGCTACACTAAGATTTCTTCCAGACGGAGATCCCAACAACACATTCTTTTGGACAGAGCGACAAATGATTCGTTTATCGTTTGCTGGCATAAAGGGTGGCGACATGAAACCTACAACTGTACAAGTACCTTGTATGGAAATGTGGGGTGAACAATGTCCGGTTCATAACGAAATCAGACCTTGGTTCAAAGATCCTTCACTAGAGGATATGGGTCGCAAATACTGGAAAAAAAGAAGTTATATTTTCCAAGGATTTGTAGTAGATAGTCCACTTCAAGAGGATACAACTCCAGAGAATCCAATCAGAAGATTCATCATTGGACCTCAAATATTCAACATTATCAAGGGTGCATTAATGGACCCAGATATGGAAAACATTCCAACAGATTATGTAAATGGTACAGATTTTAGATTAGCAAAAACTATGAAAGGTCAGTATGCA